CAAGTAAAAACATTATTCATCTCCATCATCTTTAAGCGAATCTATTTTTTCATCAATCATTTTTGCGTTTTCCAATAATTGCTTCTTTTCTTCCTCTGATATTGAAAACCCACCATCTTCAGATGAATTAGCATCTTTCAACATTCTCTGAACGATTGCTGCTAGTTTTACAATCTGTTCATCATTTTTAACGGATACTTCCATATACTCTTTAATCAATGGAACTACTAATGTAGCATCACCGATATTCTGAACCAATGGTTCTAATTGAGCTATAAGAAGTTTTAACTGTCTATCTTTCTTTTTTGAATTATTGTAGATATCACTCATTATATCCGAAAAAGTTTTTCCCTTAAATAATTCTGTATCTTTATCCATTTCTTTAATTCAATGTTTTATATTCCAAACTTATACTACCATTAGTAGAGTATTCATTGTATAACTCTATGTAAATCTGTTTAAGTTTACCAACAACTTTTGTTATATATTGTGTATGAACTCCAGTTCGTTCTCTAATAAGTATGTAAAGAGCCTTCTTATTGTAAGAATATAAATCATTTCTATTCTTAAATAACTCAATAATTGAATCTGCTATCTTTCTATCTCTATCCCTATCAAACAAATTATTTAAATGATAATCAATATACCTCGTATAGTAGTCCATAAAGTCAGATCTTTCTTCCTTTATCCTATCTGATATAATTTCATTTACAACATTACGTGATGTATCAATTGCCATGATATCATCTCTGTTTTTCATTCTATCATAATTACTATTGTTCTCATTAAACAAATAGTTTCTAGCTACCACCGTAAAATATGAGAATGCTCTACCCGCTGTACCATCGAATCTATCAATTTTTTCATTTAAGAACGCAACTACATTTGCTTTTACATCTTCATACGGATCATCAAAATAGTAAGTTTTGTAGGTATGTATTACATTCTCAGCTAATTTGTCAAATGGATAATGTATGAATCTATTGTAGATTTTATTTTTCAATAAATTATCATCACAATTATTATATGCGTTTATAGCAATTTCTGTTATATTTGTAAAATATCTCTTACTCCGTTTCCTCTTCGCCATACTCACCAAACTCCTCCTTTAAATCATCTACTATAGTTTTAAGTTCTTTGAAAACATAACCACTCTCATCATCAGCCTCAAACGAACCCAGTGTATCAATATCTTTCATACGATTGTATGCAGTATCAATAGCATCATATAAATCAATTACGGTTTTCCGTAACTCTTCATTGTAATCATCCAATTTTTCATTTTTATTCAGCAAGTTAATTGTAGTAAATGATAAAATTAGAATCACTATTATTAATATACCCCACTCCATAATTAAGATTCTTCTACTTCGCCAAAAATACTTTTGAAATCAATTTTCTCTGGCATTTTTACAGTTTCTAACTTTTTCTTTTTAGTGGGTCTACCCCCACTATTACTTTTGGTTGTAATTGTATTTTGTTTTAACTTCATCCAACGTTCATTTTCAAATCGAGCTGCCATAATATCAGCTTGGTGCATTACAAATGGTAAAGATGTTTTCAACGAATTATCTTTATTGTAAGCGATGTAATATGGTTTGTTGGAGTCATCATATAAACCATCTGTAAGTTTGATACCCAACCATTCTATTTCTGAACACTTAATACCGAAATGATTCAACATCCAAAATGTTCTATCATTTAAGTTCATCCAATGCATTGTTGGATTGGTTTTGTAAATTTTACCTTGATTTTCGATATGCCATTGTGAATCGTTTGGAATATACCAACTTTCATCAGCATTACCCACTTTACCTAAATCGTGATGAAGGGCTGTGAATATTACGTTTTCTCTGTCATAATCACCAATACCCAATCCTAACTCATTATACATCTCAAATATCTTAACTGCGTTTCTAGTAACTCTAAGAATATGGTCAATGTACCCACCTGCAAATGCATTGTGGAAATGTTCAGTTGATGAAGCTGGTGTTAAAATAATTCTATCTTCTAAATGGTCATACATCTTATTAAGAGAATCTAACCTATCACCTGTGAAAGTTTGGTTTATCAATTTACGAAATTTATCGTAATTATCTTTTATTTGCGTTTCATTTAAAATGTGTATCATAACTTAATTTTTAATTTATACTCTTGATGTTAAAACAGAAAGCAATTCACTTTCTCTGTAAATGTGATATGTATCTTTTCCGTTTCTATGTTTGAACCCAGTTCCATCTAATAAAACGGTATCACCTTCTCTAACACTCATTGGTATTTTATCACCCGTTTGGGTAAATAACCCATTACCAACTGCAATAACTTTACCAATCATTGTGTTTTCAGAACCAGCTGGTTTGTATAATCCAGCTGCCGTTTTTTCATCATGTCGTTTAATAATTTCAACGACAACTCTATCACCCAAAGGTTTGTAATTCCATTCCATAACTTATATGATTTTATCAATTATACCCAATTCCAATGCATCTTTTGCTGTTAAAAAATAATCAATTTGTTGATTTTGCTCCCACCATTTTTTATCTTTATTCGTACATTCTTCCATAATAGTATTACAATCATCTTCCAATTGTTCAGCAAACTTTGCATTGGATTTTATATCCGATAATTTACCAATAGCGAAAGATGAAAGCTGGTGTACCATAATTTTAGAATGCTTAGATGCAGCTCTAACTCCAGTCCCAGCAGCCAATAATAATGCAGCTGCACTCATAGCAGAACCTCTACAAATTATATTAGTTTTTATACCATCAGTATCATTGATATTACGAATATAATCTATTAAAGATAATGTTTCAACTACATCACCGCCAGGTGAATTCAATAAAATAGTAATAGCCTTTAATTGTGGATTAACCTTTCTAAGTAATCTTACTTTTAGTATAACTTCAAATGTAAGACCTGATATAATTTCATCTTGAACTACAATTATACCATCGTTTAAATCAATACCATAATCATATTCTCTAAATTCTTGAAACCACTTATCTTTTGTGTTTTCAGAAGATATTAATGGTATTGTATTTGAAGTTGTATTTGTAATACCTTCATTGTATAAATCACTCATAACTTTATTTTTTATTATTATGTAAATATACGAATAAAATATGAATTATCAAAAATTATTTTCTATTTTCAGACATAGCTACTGAATCGCTATATCTTCTTCCTATATTTGTGTTTGTTTTTTTGATTTTTTCATTGTTTTTTGCTTTTTTTGAAACATCTCTGTCATGTTTATCACTTTGATTGTTAAAATTACTGTTGATATCGACAGTAGTGAGATTATCAATGCCATCACTGATATTAGTAGTGTTATCATACTTTCCATAATTTATTAATTTATTTACTGCTATAACCATTGATATAGCTAAAGGATCGAATACAAAAACAATAAGTAATGTAAACCAATTAACAATTAAGTTCATAGGTTTGTTCAACAATTTAGCCATATATTTTAATGGGCCTACATCTGATGCTAAATCATTATTAGTCTGTAGTTCCAATATCTTAAAATCCATTTTATTAATCGAATCTGTAATTATTTCAATATTCGTTCTTACACCATTTTCTTGCTGCTTAATATAATTCAATTGCTCACTTAATACCTTTCGTGTAGCTGATGATGTAGTTGTAATAATTTCACCACTTACCTTATCCCTATATTGAATAGTATTATTTGATAATCCTTTTGTTAATTCTACTATAGATACATTTAAGTCTTCTTTTTCCAATCTATATGATTCCAACATATTATTAAATCTATCACGCTTTAATTCGATAAATTTAATCTTATTATCAATCAATTCTAATCTATCCGATGTTTGTTGAAAGGCAGCTGTTAAAAACCCATATATACCAGCTGATGTAATTAACATCAGTATTAGTAAAGCTGTAGTTAGATACCACTTTACCAATCCAGCTGTATTCCAATGATTATGTAGGTATGATGCAATTATTAATTTAGAAAATTCTAATGAAGATGCCATTACCATAACTTCATAACTAGAACCCGCAAATAATGAACTAAGTCCAATTATAGAGTAATATGCAGCTGATGTAGCTAGTGATAGTGTGCTGAATATCATTAATATGATAAACCATGTACTTTTTTTGAAAAAGTTATTAACAATTGTATGTTTTTTTAGTTTCATTAACTTTCTAAATTGTAATTATAGAAGACTCTTTTTTAGATTCTTTAATCATTACATATAATGAAGATATTAAAAATATCATCATCATATTAAAATGATGTAAACAATCATCTACAATAAATATGAAAAAGGAATTAAAAGAGTTAAAGATATTTAAACAAGCCAAACCTGAATTCATGCTTTTTTGCTTCTGTAATCCAAAAGAGCTAATTCTTTACACTTTACCTCTAGCATTATATCAACATCTACCCCATAGGTATTAATACTCTCTGATATGTAATCGGAATGAGCTTGAGGTTTGATACTACTATTATTCTCATGTAATGATTTGGATTCAGAATAATGTACTACTGGTTTGATACCATCGGGCCATGTTGAAGCTGCAAGTTTCAATGCTTCTTCTTCAGTAAGGTTGCCAGTACAAAATTTATGATGATGGTAATCAAACACAATTGGAATACCAATACGTTGATGTATGTACATTAAATCTAATACAGAATACATACTAGCTTTATCATCATTTTCTACAGTAAGACGGCTTTGGACGGATTCTGGTAGTAACTCAAAGTTTTTACAAAATCTATCCATAGCTTTAATCTTATCACCATAAACCCCATTACAATGAATATTTATTTTATTGTAAGGTGTTCTACTCAGACCCATAAGGTCAAATACATCAGCATGGTCTGAAAGCTCTCTAATGGTGTTCTTTACAACATTTTCATTTGGGGATAGTAAGACATTGAACGGACCAGGATGTGTTGTTATGCGTTGACTATATTTGTCTACAAGCGTACCAGCACCTGATAGTAAATTACTAATACGGTTGTAATCAGGTAATTCTGATAGATTGTATTCAGAACACCAAGGAAAAACTCCAGATGACATTCTGAAAAACTTTATATCATTACGTTGATTCCATTTAATTATTTCAAGTAAATCTCTTACATTTTGAAGTGCAAGTTCAGATGCGTATGAAATACCTTTTTGTAAGAAAGTACGTTTAATCATACTACGATTGGTAGTAATACCACTTTTACCTAAAGTCATATTAATACAAGCATATCCTAAATTTCCCATATGGTGGTGTTTAGATTAGAATCTAAAGATAATAAAAAAGGGGAGCATAAACAAGCCCCCCATATTAAATTTGTGTTAATTTACTTAAATAGTACCTATTCTAAACTCATTATTTTCATAGATTAGGTATTGACGTGCATTTAAGGCATCTACCATAAAGTACCTACCACCTAAATTTTTAGAATAGTGATTAAGGTTAATTTCATTTACTTGAGTATGCCCAACTACTTGTCGGTATGTTTTCTTTATAGGCTGGTTTCTATTACTTCTCAATAGTGAAGTCATTCGTATCCAAATGGGACTTGAAATTTGTGAATTACCGTAAGGGTCAAAACCTGCAAAGTTAAAAGCTTTAGGTTGATATAAAAGTAATTCATTTAAATCATTAACCAAAGTTTCCATCGTAGTTTCTGGTAACCACTTATCTAACCATACGGTACTTACTCCAGCATGAGTAAATAACAAATCATCATAGGTATATGCAATTTGAATTAGATTCCCTTTAATAGCTTCTCTTAATTCATTTTCAAAATCAAATTGCATTGGAGCTTGATAACCACTATATGTTTCACCAACTCTCATATAATGATGATCATGATTTCCGTAAAGTAGTATAACTTCCCTCTCAGAATTTCTTTTGAAATTGATAATATCCCTAAAGTTATTTAGTTGTTCAATCGAAGTGATAATAAAGGAATCAAAATAATCCCCCATAAAGATTACTTTATCTGGGTTTTCTTTTTCGATAATTGATTTCCAGATATTTCGTCCGTGAATATCACCAAGTATTACTATCTTATTCACCTCATCTAAGTTTTAATTGGAATCTGTTTTCCATCTTTTCTAAAGTCTCATCAGGAACTCCATGTTCGTTGACTCCACCGTGACGATTCTCGACTACTAATGAGAATACTGTATATCCGAACCTTTCAGCCATTTCGTAATAGGGCTTCATTTCCCATTCTTGTGTAAATGTATT